GATCATGTATTCTTTTGGCACTTCTGAATCAATTACGCCAATGTTTGCACCGCTGACGTCCATATCTTGCCACCAGCCATCACCTACTATGTCAGTCATTTCATCATCTGTGTACCAACGTCCTGATTCTCCACCATTGCCTCCTGGAGCAAATTCTTTTAAGGAGCCTTCCGCCACACCTTGCTTTTGTATCCACTTTATCAATTCAGGTTTTATTTCGTCTGGGAGTTTTTCCATAGTTTCTGGTTTATTATAGTCTACTACTTCATATCTACGGCTAGATATAGGTGAACTGCTTTGATAATCTCCTCCACTGGCTATTGTTCCTGTTCTATGATTACTGATGGAATTATTACTTTGATTGCTATCTAACCCAAGTTGTTTTGCTACAGTCGGATTAACTGGTTTAAAATTAATAAACGATGCAGAATCACTAAATCCTGCATTGCCCTGGCCTCTGCGCCAATCTGCTTGAACATAACTACCATCGGTCATTTTTATAAAGGTTGTCACAGGAGCAAACATATCTAGTTCATTTAATTTTTCTTCCGCCACACCTTGCTCAAGGATAGCATCTGGCTTTATTTGTTGAATCCTAGCATGAACATCTTCTAAATCTGATTCTAGCTGTTCTCTTTCTTCATCATCCTCAGCATAATCCAATTCTGCTTCTAATTCAGCTTTGGTATCATATAAACTTCTTAATTCTTCATCATCTTCCTCACCATCAAAATCATCGTCACTATCGTTATGATCGTATGGGGCAAATTCTTTTAATTCTTCCTCATCATCAGATTTTGAATCACCCGCACTAGCAACAAATTGCTGAGGTGTCATAATCTTTATGCCACTTGGGGCACCTGGCATCTTTGGCTCTGCGCCCTCTAATAGTTCTTTAAAGTTCATTTTTTATTGTTCCTAATGTATTGTTCAGCTAGCATTACTAATTCATGTAGTTCTTCAATAGATTCGCAATGCCATCTACGTAGACTTTTATTTATGTTGCTGTTTGGATCGTGTGCTGTTTTTGCTCCAGTACGATGTTTCTTCATTCCACGCATTCTAGCACAGAAGCTAGCACGGCGTTTTGCTGCCTTACTACCTTTTTTAAGTTTGCTTGGTTTAGTTGTTACTGCTGTTTGAATCTTGCTGCCAGGGTGACTACGGCGATAGCTACTTACACTCTTTTTGCTCATGCCACCTACACGCTTGTGATTGTATTTTGACCAATTTTCGCCTTCATCCAAATCTTCTGATTCATGCATAGCTGATTTGGGCAATGCCAGTAGCACAATTCCATATGGACCGGGGTCAAACATTTTTGCGATATTAGGATCCGACTTAATATCGTCCCACATCGCTATTAAATAATACTTGTCTTTAGCAGTAATTGCAATTTTTCCTCCGCTTGCCTTATTAACAATTTTTATAATTTTATCCGGGCCTTTTATATCTCCAAATTGCCAATCATATTGTTTTTGAATACTTGCTATATCAGCCCGGGCAGGTTGAGAAGTTGTTATTGGTTCTGTTTGACTTTTATCCTGTGATCCTTTAAAAAATGAATCATATTCAGGGTCTGTGTTTTTTGGCCAATCTAGTGTTTTCTTTGCCCAGCCGCGTGGAGCCATGGTACTTCCGGCCGCACCGGCTAATGTAGCTGCTAATCCTAATCCTAATAATCCTCTACGCCTTAAATCTACGGTATCTGCTGAATTTTTTGAATTTTTTTCTGTTTGATTATTGTAACTGTGGCCCAAATCATATTTAATATTATGTTTATTAACGTGTCGCATCCACGCCCCAACAAGTCCGGCTCCAGCACCATATCCAGCAAGTGCTGCGCCCGGCCCGCCGATTGCTCCTCCTATTCCAGCACCAACTGCTCCTCCTAAATTTGCTGCCGCTACTTTATCTTTCCAGCCTTCTGACATATCTTTTGGCTTTTTTCCAGCTTTCTTCATGGCAATGGCTATTGCTGCCTGTCGTTTTGGGTTAGCATCTTCTGATATAAATTCGGTAAATCTCATGTTTTTGTCCGTAAATAGTTGACTTTATTGCGTAATTCTGTTATACTATATGTATTATTTATCACTTTGGACTTTTATCTTGACAAATCAATCTATCAAACGTATCGGTTTCGCTTGTAAGTTTAGTGAACTAAACAGTAAGGGTGAAATCTGTTCTATCAAAGAACTAAACACAGGTGGCACAACTCGTGCCTGGGTCAATAGACAAACTCAAAGTGTAGCGGAAGAAAAGGTGCTAGATGTATCAAAACAAAACATTCTACATACTCACAATCTAGTTAAAAAAGTGTCATCACTGGAACCCGCATTGCGTATGGTTCGTCTTACATCGGATATGTTGCCTTTCTATACAATGGATGGCTGGCAAGAGTTTTGGCAAGATAAATCAATGCAGGATAATCTAGCACGATGGTTCGCACCCATTGGTGAAACTGCACGGGCTAATGATGTACGTCTTAGCTTTCACCCTGACCAATTTGTAGTTTTAGCAAGTGACCGTGAAGAAGTAGTAAATAAGAGTATAGAAGAATTTGAATATCATGTTGACATGGTTCGTTGGATGGGCTATGGCAAAACTTTTCAAGACTTCAAAGTTAATGTACACATCAGTGGTCGTAAAGGTCCACAGGGCATTCGTGATGTGTACAATCGTTTGTCACCCGAAGCCCGTAACACACTTACACTAGAGAATGAGGAATACACACATGGACTACTTGACTGCTTATCATTATCTGACCTCGTACCTACGGTCATGGATATACACCATAACTGGATACGTGAGGGAGAATACATTGACCCATCTGATGACAGGGTTAAGAGGGTTATTGATAGTTGGCGTGGCTTGCGCCCTACTATGCATTACAGTGTTAGCCGCGAAGATATACTCGGAGAACATTCCACAACACGACTACCCGATCATGGTTCGTTGATTAATGAAGGACATAGTAAGCAAAAACTTCGGGCACATAGTGATTTCTATTGGAACGATGCGGTGAATGACTGGGCATTGACATTCTGTGATAACTTTGATATAATGTGTGAATCAAAGGCAAAGAATCTTGCTAGCTTTAAATTATTTGAAAGATATAAACATGGGACTATTTGATAAACTATTTGGCAAGAAGCCAGATCCTGTAGTAGAGGCACCAAAGCCAGTTAAGGAAAAGAAACCTCGCAAACCTAGGGTAAAGAAGGAACCTGCTACTGTATCAGACAAACAGAAAGCTGAAGAATTAGGTTTGCCCTATGTTAATATACTAAAGATGGAGATTGATCCATATGATATTAACAGTGGGGCATTTGAACTTGATTGGAATGATAAATTTATTTTGAATCTGATTCGTGCCGGGTATAAGATACGTGATGATGATACTGATACTATGATCGCCGAACGCTGGTTTCAATCGGTATGCCGCAACGTTGCGCTTGAACTCTATGAACAGCAACAAGCTGATCCAGAAAATCGGTCACAGGCTTCGGATATGAGGGTCGTCCGTGCTAAGGATTTGGGCGATGGACGTACTGAAGTTAGTTGACATATAATAAAATATATCGTATAATATACGTATATTAAAATTTAGGTATACTATGAAATACGCTCTGATAGACACTGCTAATACATTCTTTCGTGCCCGTCACATTGCTTCACGCAATAGTACAGTTGACGAGAAGATCGGAATGGCATTACATCTTACATTAGCAAGTACTAATCAAATCGTTAAACGTTTTGGAATTGATCATGTAGTGTTCTGTCTCGAGGGCAGGTCGTGGAGGAAGGACTTCTATGCTCCTTATAAAAAGAATCGTGTAGTAGATACAATGTCTCAAACAGAGGCTGAGATTGAAGAAAACACCATGTTTTGGCAAACGTATGAGACCTTCACAAATTATCTTAAAGACCGCACAAACTGTAGTGTATTGCGTGACTCTAAGGCTGAGGCTGATGATTTGATTGCACGGTTCATTCACTTGCACCCAACAGATGAACATTTTATAATTTCAACAGACAGCGATTTTTACCAATTAATTTCTCCCACAGTAAAACAATTTTCAGGTGTCACTGGTGAACTAATTACGCTTGAGGGATTTTTTAAAGAAAATGGTAAGCCTGTTTTAGATAAATTAAAGAATCCAAAACTATTAGAGGATCCACAATATATATTATTCCGAAAAATAATGCGTGGAGACGCAACCGACAACGTATTCAGTGCTTTTCCCGGGGTACGTGAAAAAGGTTCAGCAAAGAAAGCCGGATTGATTGAAGCATATGCCGATCGCCATAAGCAAGGCTATGCGTGGAACAATATGCTACTTTCTCGCTGGTCCGACCATGATGGTAATGAGGTACGTGTTAAAGATGCCTATAATAGGAATCGTACCCTAATTGACTTGACAGCACAGCCCGATGATGTTAAACTATCAGTAGATACAAACATCCGTGAAGGTGTTCGTACAACTACTATTCCTCAAGTGGGACTACACTTACTAAAATTTTGCGGGAAATATGAACTGCAAAAAATTGCAGATAACGCAGAGACATACGCAAAATGGTTGAACAGTCCTTATGTAGGAGTATTGAAATGAATAGAGTAAGAGAACTAATTAAAGAACACGGTAGTGATTCTAGTGGTAAGTGGGTAGCAATTGATAAGGTAGAATTGATTGCCGAGTTGATTGTGCGGGAATGTGCTGATATTGCTGATAAAGCAGAGCCATACAAGTCTAATGATTTGATTAAACAACATTTTGGAGTAGAATAATGAAATTTAAAATTTGCGGAATAGATTACGAAGTAAAATATAAAACATCAGAAGAAATGCAAGGCACAATTGGTCTAGCACGATTCAATGACCAAGAGATTTGGATTGGTAATCAATTTACCGAGCAAACTAAAAAGATTGCATTATGGCATGAAGTATTACATATACTAGACCATGCTTACAATCTAAAGATGACAGAAGAACAGGTTAAGTTTCAAACACATGCATTGATTGCTCTAGTAGAAGATAACCCAGAAGTATTTAAAAATGGCACAACACAGTAATTACTGGTCATGCACTCCCTTTGCTGATTGGGTGCGTGGTACTCGCAAAATAGATGCGGGTACAAGTGAAGAATGGGCTGATTGGAACGATAAGGCTAAAGGCTATAATCCAGTGCGTTATTGGTTAGCAGAAGAAGGTCTTGATAAACTTCAAGATTTTGTAACATATCCTGTACGAAAAATATATGATGTCAAATATTACATTAATAACAGGTACGTTACTCGTACTCATGCTCTCACCGCTCATCACCGTGATATTAAGCCTGGTTCTTGGTCTGATGTTGGGAGTCGCTTCCTTCCATGCTTATTTAATGAGTTGGTTGATTTTGTCGAAATCGAACAAGCCTGGAGTCACATCGCATGGGGAAATAAAGAAGATAGAAAGAAGTATGATGCTCCTTTTTATGCTACTGGGTGGTGGCGTTGGCGCACTTGGCGTTGCCCTCAAGCAGGTATCGACCATCTTGACTGGGCAATGACTCTTACTCTTGACAAAGATATGGGTGTAGATGAAGCTAATCCTAACTATGGCAAGCCTACTGGTCAAGCATTACGTGCTAAAGAAATCAAAGAACTTTACACATGGTGGACAACTGTATATCCAAATCGTCCAGACCCGCACGATGCAAGTGGTTGGAGTGAATACTGTGAAAGTCTACGCATTAAGTTTGGTACAAACTGGATTGGTAGATCCGATAAAGATACTGCAAGTAAAAAAGCAGGCGATAAGGCTCTTAAACTTACTACTAAGATTGAAGCAGCCTACGACAAAGAAGATACTGAAATGATGATTCGTTTAATTAAGATTAGAGATAGTTTGTGGACATGATATGAAAAAGATTTACTACGAAAAAGTAGGACGTAAGTACGTACCTGTTGCAGAATACGATAGCGACTGGATGGACAGTTTTCATAAAGGTACACACCTTTTGATGATATATCCGGGCGGGCAGAGTCGTAGGTTCAACATTGATCCTAACCATGCGGCTATGATAGCAGCCGGCCGAGTAGCCGAAGAATCTATAATTCGTGCTATGCACAAAGCTAGCGAATTAAAACCTGTGCGAACTCCCATAACAGAAGGTCAACGCAAGGCTTGGAAGAAATTAGCAAAAGAGTTTGGGGATGAACTTTGTACATTGAGCGGCGCCAGTTCACATGATATTGCCGAAGCAGGTGTGAAGGCTATGATGGCAGAAGCTGATCAGTTGATGACTAACCCTGCGGTAAAGAAAGCCTACGAACATTTTTTATTGGTTGCTGAATTGACAAAGGATTAATTATGCGTAAATATATAACCAACAAATTCAATAGTGTATTTCTTCCTTATGAAGAAGGGATGATTGAATGGCTAACTGAGAATTATCCTCATAGTAAATATGTTGTAGTGGAGGTAGTATGAGAAAACTAATCAAAGAACTTGAACCTCAATGTTGGGAACACAATGAATTTGGTCTTAATTTCAATTACGAAAAGTTCGCCGAGTTGATTATAAAAGAATGTGCTACTGCGGTAGCCAAAGCCAACAATCCTCTTGGACGAAGTATTGATAAACTTTTTGAAATGCATTTTGAAAAATGATTGAAATTTTTATACCTGTATTGTTCATGTGCCTAAATGACAATTGTAATTTTATGCAATCACAGAATGTTTATAAGTCGGAAGCACAATGCAGATTATCAATTGATAATCAAAAAACACACATGCTTGAAGTTGCTAATCAAGCTGGTCAGCCAAAGATAACTATACTTGAGGGTACTTGTATTAATACTAAAATTGAAAATACAGGAAAGAAAATATGATTGATTTACATTTCAAACTTGATAATCCATGGAGTGACCGTTGGGATTTCCTTTGGTCTAAACATAGAATGATTGCCAAATATAAAGCCTGGGAATTAAGTCTATATCGTACAAATAGCATTGTTGAATTATATTTTCACTATAGAATAAGATGTGACCATGCTGGAGTTAAATTTATGTTTAGTTTATTTGGCTACACTATTGAATTTAATTTATACGATACCCGTCATTGGGATTTTGATAATAAAACTTGGGGAACATATGCGTAATCAAGCAGATTATTTTAAAGAGAATCGTCATGTAGCCAAATATGAATTTGGTCAAAGAATTTTTGGATACTGGAATAAAATCCCATTTGTTGGTACAGTTGGTAACGATACTGTAATCAATGAAACAATTGGACCACAATACAGTATTCATTTGGATTTACCAATTCGCTTTGAAAATACTACTTATAATGTTATAGTAGATAAACAAAGTAATTTTAAAAAGATTACAAAATTAATAGAAATGGAAGAAGATGTCAAAACCACTAATCGCAAAATCCGTCGTTAAAAATCAATTCTGGATTGTTACCAACGGCGAAGAAAAAGTAGGAAATGTTATTGCTAACGGGTCTGGCTTTGAGGTTAAACTCAATGGCAACAAAACTCATTTCAAAAATACTACTGCAATCAAAAAACAAACTAGTATACAGTTTGAGACAGTCAAAGTAGAAAAAAGTAAAAAAGAATTACCCTTCAACGAATATCCAACGACAAAGAAGGTATTTAACTCTATACTAGATATCAAACGCAAGATTCATCTATTCACTAAAACACAGAAAAGTAAGTGTTTTCACGCTGCTGGATGGTATGTTTTGTATCAAGGTGACGAACCTGCTGTCACATTCTGTCCTAAATACATCTTTATCCAGCGTTATGAGTATTTAGGTCCGTTCAAAACAGAGGATGAGGCGAAAAAACTGATAAATATCTAATGATTCATATCAAACGATTTATTGATAGGGTAGCTAGTATTGAGAGTAGACAGGGTAAAGATGTGGTTATTCCATTATCTGATGCTAGAGGTTTACGTGATGAATTAGCTAAACTATTGGTAGATCACTATGAAAGTACTGAAGGAAAGAAGAACACTTCCGAAGTTATTCAAGTTGAACTAGTCGGAGGTAAATTTTAATGAGTAGAACACAACCAAAAGTATTATTGGAACTTGTAGATAAGGTAACGTACAAGTGTGACCAAATTGTAGAAGCCAGTGGCATATGGGCTGTATTCTATGATGGCCAACCTATAAACTTAAAGTCACAACACTATCAAGATCCAGACGCTACTCCCAAGTATAAGAAAACAAGTTTCAGTAATCCTGGACATGCACGTAATCTTTGTCGCAAACTAAACACACAATTTAAAACAGATAAATTTACAGTAGTGTTTATGAATAATGGTACTACTGTGTACCCAGATGAGTGATAGAAAAAAACTAAAATACACTATCACTAGAGCAGTTATGGATCAACTGCCTAGCAA